TGAAGGAGTGTATAAAATGAGTGTGCTGTACATGAAGAGAGATGTAAGTCCGAGTGTAATCATTGCGGTACCTGGCGAGCCGGTGGCACAAGGGCGACCGAGATTTTTCCGGAAAAGAGGAATCGTTAAGGCGTATGATCCGCCGCGGTCTGCAAAATACAAAAGCATAATACAAAAAGAGTTGCAGCCGCTTATTGCGAATAAGGATTTTAAGCCGTTTGATGGTCCGTGTTCGTTGGAGCTGTGTATATTTCGGTCTATCCCGAAGGGTTTCAGCCAAAAGAAAAAAAACGCGGCGGCAAACGGTGAGATTAGACCGATAACAAGACCTGACATGGATAATTACGTAAAGGGCGTACTGGATGCGTTAAACGGTATTGTTGTAAAAGACGATAGTCAAATCGTGAATATCGTTGCACAAAAATTTTACGGTGATACGCCCAGAATTGAAGTTGTAGTTAGTGAACTTGTGGAATAAGAAAGGAGTCAGACTTTGTTTACAGTTTATTTGTCACATCCCTACACGGGGGATGAAGAGAAAAACAGGCTAAAGGCAAGACAAATCGCGGCGCGAATTATTCGCGAGTATCCGGGTATAGCAGTTGTTAATCCGCTGGACGCGCTGCAATATGCGAAAATGACGGAACTTAGCTATAGTGAGACCCTAAAGATTGATATCGAACTATTATCGCGATGTGACGCAGTATTAGTTTGTGGTGACTGGAAAAGTAGCCGCGGGTGCCGCCGCGAAGTACAAGCGGCATATGAACGGGAAATTCCCATATTTTGGGAGACTCTTGAGCCGTTACTAGAATTAGTGGGAGAACCGGGGCAGAAAGAACTATAAGAAATTAGGAGTGAGTGGTGAAATGTGAGAATAAGAAACCTAAAAGACACCATAAATTTCATGACAAGCGACGACTACAAAGACCGGCTACTTGCCGAATACTGGCAGCTAAAAATTCGGCACCAAAAAATACAAGTTGCTATAGCAAGAAAAAGCCAACGATTAGACCGAGATACAAAAACTCCGATAGACGCGCTCCAGGCACAGTCACATGTAATGGAAAGGTACTTAAATCTGTTAAGACTAAGAGCTAGAGAAGAAGGCATCGTAATAGGCGAACAATAACAAACAATTCACAAAGGCCAAAGGAGATCCGGACATGCTGATAATCAAAAACGGGAAAACCATAGGAGCACTGCAATTATTTAGGGTTAGAAAAACGGGAATCGTCGCAAGACAAAATGCAAAAGACGTAGTAGTATTTCACGGAGAAGAAGAGCAGGACAGAAAAGTGATGAAAAAAATATTATGGATGCTGCAAGCACTGCACGCCGGAGAGATAGAAAAGAACAACATCATACGGTACAACGGAACCATAGACATGGACGTCATCATTAAGGAGACCATTAAAGAATGGTAGAAAATATAACGGCCATAAAATATCTACAATCAATCCGAACGCTAGACATCAAACTAAAGACCCTAGAAACAAGAATCTCAAGATACAGAGAAGATATCTGTACCCTAAAAGGAACGGATTATTCGGCAGATAAAGTTTCCGGAACGCCTGGAAGCAGTATGGCAGATAAAGTGGCACGCCTAGCAGATATGATTGTGGATGCGGACAAAGAATGGGGTAAACTTATTGAAAAAAGAGAAGAGGCACGACTTTTAATCGAAAAACTGGAAAACCCTAAACATCAAAGCATCCTTTCAAGAAGATACCTTTATGGCGAAAAGTGGGAAAATATATGTAAAGCCCTGGGCTGCACGTGGCCGAATATTTTTAGAACACAACGGCGAGCCTTGAAAAGTTTTGATATAATCCTAAAAAAATCAAAAGAGGGTACTTAAAGTTACATATCACTCTGTGATATCATGTAAGCTAGAAAAATAAGACAAGGAAGACCTGTATAGTGCAGGCCTTCCTTTTTTGTTGCCGTAAAGCGAGGGTAGCATGATCCGATGTGACAATCAGCGATGCAAACACAACCACCGCGAAATATGCGTAAACATGCACCTACAGATAGAATCGGAGCGGTGCATATGCTTTGAGCCAAAGTGGCAGAAAAAACGAAAAACAAACGAAACGGATATAAACCATACGCCTGTTTACCACTCAACGAGACGGCGTACGTTTAGATAGGAGAAACCATGACGAAAAACAAGGTAAGAGGCGAACCCATTCACCGTGAGAAGATATTTATCAAAGACACAGATACGCGCACAAAAAACGCGCGAGAAAAAAACATTAATATAAGGCGTCGTTCGACAACGTGGAAAAAGTTCCACACCACCCAAAACCTGGAAGTTATTAAAAGCTTATGCCGTAAAGGATGGCATAACGATGAGATTGCCGCCTATATCGGTATCTCCGAATCGACGCTTTATGAGTGGACGAAAAAACATCCGGAGTTTTCGGAGGCGCTTTCCATTGGAAAAGACTACTGCGTAGCGGTCGTTGAAAACGCGCTGTTTCAACGAGCCGTTGGCATTGAAAAAACAGCACCGAAAAAAGAAGAGACCATAACCGTAGACATCGTTAAAGACGGCAAGGTAGTAGGTAAGCAGGTCACCAAAAAGATAGAAAACGAACTTATCTTTGTTCCGCCGGAAACAAAGGCGGCTACCTTTATTCTTACCAACTTAGCCCCGGACGACTGGAAACAAAAACAGCAAACGGAGTTAACCGGAAACGTTGAAATAAACGCAAATATGGACTTATCGGAGCGTTTGCAACAGGCCTTAAAGAAGAAGGGGGAAGCGGCCAATGAATAAAGACGAAGCGTATAAGCTTATGGACTGCCTAGGCCACTTAACTCACGATCCGGTAACCTGGGTATATTTCGCATTTGACTGGGATAACGACCCGGAACTAAAAGGCCAAAAGCCGCAAAAATGGCAACTAGAGCAGCTGGAAAGAATCGCCAAAGGACTGGAAACACCGGATACAGTAATTCGTCAAACTGTATCATCAGGACACGGCATAGGAAAAAGTTGTCTTGTTGCATGGGTTATCTTATGGGCCATTTCGACGCATCCGGATACAAGAGGCGTTGTTACGGCAAACACAGAAGCACAATTAAGAACGAAGACGTGGGCGGAGCTTGCCAAATGGTACCGTAAATTCGTCGCGAAAGAACTCTTCACCTACACAGCAACCGCGATATTTTCAATCGAAGTGGAACACGAAAGGACCTGGAGAATTGATGCCATCCCGTGGTCTATCGTAAATACCGAAGCCTTTGCCGGTCTTCACAACCAGGGCCGAAGGATTCTTATCATATTTGACGAAGCCTCCGCTATAGACGATCGCATCTGGGAAGTTGCAGAAGGCGCCCTAACCGATAAGAACACCGAAATTATTTGGTGCTGTTACGGAAACCCTACCCGTAACGTGGGAAGGTTTCACGCCTGTTTTACGAAATACCGAAATTACTGGGACACGAAGAAAATAGACTCCAGGGACGTGGCTATTTCTAACAAAGCCCAAATCGAACAATGGAAAAATCAATACGGCGAAGATTCAGACTTTTTCAAGGTCCGTGTACGTGGCGAATTCCCGTCATCGTCTGACGCGCAATACATCGGAGTAGATATCGTGGAAGCGGCCACAAAAAGAACGCTCCGGCCGGCTGAATATAGCTTTGCACCCGTCATTATAGGCGTGGACCCGGCCTGGACGGGAAGCGACCAATTCGTAATTATCATGCGCCAAGGCCTTTACAGCAAGGTTCTAGGTGAATACCAAAAAAACGACAACGACGGAGCCATGGCGGCCATATTGGCAGGGTTTGAAGATGAATACAAGGCTGATGCGGTCTTTATCGACCAGGGCTACGGAACGGGACTTTATTCGTTCGGCGTAACCATGGGAAGAAGCTGGAAGCTGGTGGCGTTTGGGGGAAAGTCCGGAACAAAAGGTTTTGCTAATAAAAGGGCTGAAATCTGGGGAAAGATGAAGGATTGGCTTATAAATGGCGGCGTGTTGCCCGATGACGACGTTTTAAGAGATGACCTCATAGGCCCCGAAGCATCCGTAAACGAAAAAGGCGAAATCGTCTTAGAAAGTAAAGACCATATGAAGGCCCGTGGTGTACCATCGCCGAATAAAGCAGACGCCCTGGCCTTAACATTTTCGCTGCCGGTGTTAAAAAGCCAAAGGCAGAAACAGGCAGCGCAAACAAAATACAATCCGTTTAAAAGGAGGTAATACCAATGTGTGGACTAAAAGGATTATTCGGCGGAAGTACATCATCTCCCGAATTTAAAACGCCGGATCCCACGGTACAGGCCGTAAATAACGGCGACCAAGGAACGGTCGATAGCGTTGAAAAACAGCGTAAAAAGCGCGGTTTTCAAAGCACCCGCACGGCTATAGATACGGCGTTAGGAACAACCAATGGCAAAAATACATTGGGATAAAGGAGAAAACATGCGTAAAGAAATAAAAACAGAACTCGCTAGAAGCCCGACGAAATACACCAAGACGGTAAAGCCGAACACGTGTAAAGATAAAAGAAAGCTCGTACAGCGCTTTAATGCCTTGTTTCAAGCTCGTAGGCCGTGGGAAAGAGTATGGAAATTAATCCGTGACTATGAACTTCCCTATGACGGCTTATTCGACGATGACACGGCAGGAAAGCCCGTCATACACGATGAAGAAATCTTTACAGGCGTCATTCAAGAAGCTCGCGATACCTTTGCAGCAGGCGTTCAATCGGGACTCACACCGCCGTCCAGGCGCTGGTTTAGATTCGGTATCGGAAATAAGGACCTGGCCGATGACACAGGCGTGCAGCGGTTCTTAGATACAAGAGCCGACATCATGGAATCTGTGTTATCCGGCTCAAACTTCTACAATGCCATCCATCAATGTTATTCAGAACTTCCCTTTGGCCAAGCAGCTTTAGGGATTTTTTCACAAGGCGGCACAGTAACATTTGTTCCATACACCATAGGCACTTATGCCCTGGCATGTGACGCAACAGGAAGAGTCTCGACCTTTGCTAGAAGAGCCAAAATGACCGTAAATCAAATCGTAAAGCAATTCGGGTATGACAATTGCCCGATGACCGTTAAGCAGTCATACGATAACGGAAGCGGCCACCAAAACTACCATACGGTGTGCTGGCTCGTCGAAAAGAACGAAGATAACGACCCAAACAAGCTTAATAACAAAAAGATGCCGGTCACATCGACATACTGGGTAGAAGACTCAAACGAAGATGAATGCCTGGCAGTCACAGGCTTTGAAGAGTGGCCCGTGCCTATTGCCCGTTATACCGTAAAAGGAACGGAAGCCTACGCAACAGGCCCTGGCTGGAACGCCTTGCCGGACGCAAAAATGCTACAGCAAATGGAACTTGACGCCATCACGGCTATTGAAATGGGTGTAAAACCCCCCTTGCAAGTCCCGCCGTCACAAGTAGGAAACATCAACCTATTCCCCGGTGGTACGACGGCCATAAACGATCCAAACGAAGCCATACGCCCTATATTCCAGGGACAATTAGCGATTGGTGAACTTGAAGGGAAAATCCAACGTGTGGAAGATAGGGTAAAGCGAACGTATTCATCAGACCTTTTCTTAATGCTCGACCAGCTAGACAAAGGACGCATGACAGCCCAGGAAGTAATGGCCCGTAACCAGGAAAAATTGCAGCAACTAGGCCCGGTGGTAGAACGCCTTCAATACGAATTCTTAAACCGTATCCTTGAAAGAGTCTACAATATCCTGGATAGAAGCGGCATATTCCCGGATATCCCGGAAGAACTGCAAGACATTGTAGGCGAAGAGTTTAGGATCGAATATATCTCACCGCTCGCCCAAGCTCAAAAGATGAGCGGCCTAACCTCTATTGAACAAGGCATCGGCTTTATCGGACAAGCCGCACAGTTCGACCAGACGGTACTCGATAAGGTCAACCTTACGGAAGCGGTTGCTAACTACTTGTCGCAAGTAGGCGTACCGGCAGCCATGATCCGTTCGGATGAAGAAGTTGAACAAATCCAAAAACAACGCCAAGAAGCACAAGCCGCAGCAGAGGCACAAGCACAACAGCAAGCAGCCATTGCCCAGGCTCCGGACCTTGCAGCCGCCGCTAAAAACGCAACAGAAGCGGCAAACGACGGAAATCCCGCTATGCAAGAGTGGCTAGGAATGAGGTAACAATGCACGAAAAAGAACGAAAGACCGCACAACTTATAGAAGAAACCATACGTAGTCAAGATATGGAAGCCTTGCGGTACGTCATGGAAAGTCCGTTAGGGCGACATTTTATGGCTCGTCTTTTAGACACGACGAGAATCTATAGCCCGCTGTCGAATGAAACCACGCTCTTAGACGAAGGGCGAAGGCGTGTAGGCCTTGAGTATTTAAAGCTCATTCAATCTATGGGCCTTGAAGGCATGAAATTTCTTCACCAAATGGAAGAAGAATACGCTGAAAAAAGAATCGAACTCGAAAGGATGAAAACAACATGGAAAAGCTAATATTTGACCTGCAACGATTCGCCGAAGGCCCGGAAAGCCAAGACGAAACACAAGGCGCGGCAGATACAACCGATACGAGCGCCAACCAAGAAGGAAGCGACTCATTTATTGGTAAGGGCACTCAAACCGCCTTAGGTGGTGACGGCGAAAGCACCACTCCGCAAGTACCTGAATCGTACGACTTTACGGCCGTATTAAAAGAAACAGGTCTTGAAGCGGACGAAAAAATCACCGAAGAATTTACAACGCTCTTAAAGGGCATGGGCGCAACGCAAGAACAGGCAGCCGGTATGGCAACATACGGCATTCAGTATGCTCAAGGCGTAGCCGAAGCGGTAGCTAAAAATCTCCAGGAACAATATGTAAACGAGGTAAAGTCCTGGGGTGATGCGGCTAAAGAAGAATTAGGTGGGGCTTACCAAGAAACGCTCGGGAAAGCCGCAACCGCAAGAGATTATATCGAACAAAAGATTCCCGACTTTACACAGATGTTAAATCTAACAGGAGCCGGTAATCATATAGCCATGATAAAAACCATGGCAGCCTTTGCCGATTTAATCGGTGAAGACCCCGGCAAAATGGGTGGCGCAGGTACCGCTGTAACAAGTACCGATATGTATCCTCATACGGATTTTTCTAAGTATTAATTAAAAGGAGAACAAAAATATGATTGGAAGCACAGCATTAACTTTCTCGGATTTGCGTAAGCGCTTAAATCCGCAGGGCCAGCTTGACACGATTATGGAAGTCATGGCCCAGAGCAATCCCATTATGGAAGACATCCCCTGGATGGAAGGAAACCTTCCCACAGGCAACCAAACAACCGTACGCACGTCGTACCCTCACCCGGAACTCCGTCGTGTAAATGCCGGCGTAAAACCCGGTAAATCAACGACAAAGCAAATCATCGACACGTGCTGCTTGATGGAAGCGCGCTCGGAAGTGGACGTAAAGCTTGTGAAACTTGCTCCGGACAAACAAGCCTTTCGCATGTCTGAAGATAAGGCTTATATCCAGGGCTTTACGGATGATTTAGCAAAATACATGTTCTACGGCGACACCGACGCAAACCCGGACCAGTTTAACGGCCTCGGCATCCGCTACAACACGTTTAAAGGCGACCTCGGCGAAGAAGGCTATCAAGTCGTAAACGCCGGCGGCAAGACGGCGAATAAACAAACCTCCGCCTATATCGTCGATTGGGGCGAAGATGCGGTCGTGGGCATTTATCCGAAGGGCTCTAAAGCAGGCCTTGATATCCAAGACCTCGGCGAAATCGACGCTATCGATGCAAACGGCGGTAAATACCGGGCCCTTGCAACGCTCTTTGATTGGGATGCAGGGTTAGCCGTTAAGAACATCCGCAAAGTTGCAGCCGTTCGTAATATCGATTGCAAGGCAGCTGCCGAAGACTCTACCTCCGAAGCTCGTAAAGCCTTTGCAGAACGTATTATCGTAGCCAAAAACAAGATTGTAAGCCCGAAACGTCCGATCCTTTACGTATCGCCCATGGCATATACGATGCTTGAATTACACCTTTCGGACAAAGACAACGTATACGTAACCCGTCAGGAATTAGCCCAGGGCATTCCGACACTTTACGTATCGGGATTAATTGTTAAGAAAAACGACGCATTGACGGAAACTGAACCCGTCATCGCCTAGAAAGGAGAAACTATGATATACGATGCAGAAAATACGTTCTTCTGGAACGTGAAATTATCCGGACAATCCGGAACAGGCGAAGTTATTAAAACAGGTAAAGGCGACGCAGGAAGTCCCTTGACCTTAGTTGTTAAATTGCCCGGCGCCTCGGCAGATTGCACGGTAACGCTTGAAACAGCGGATAACGACAAGATGACAGGGGCTAAAACCTTGGGTACGTATACGGCTGAAAAAGGAAAAACCTTAGCCGTTAAGGTACCTTACGGCGACCTCGGCTATCTCCGCCTTAAATGGGCGTCCGCCGCAGCCCAATCGGCAGGCACCATTTCGGCATCACTTGTAATGGATGCAGACGTACGATAAGCAGGGAATCCCTTTTAAGGATTGCCGTAAAGGAAGAAGTTTAAATCAGTTACACGCAAACGAGTTACGAGCTAAGTTAATCCAAGCCGGCGTTGAATACACCGGCGAAGAAACTAAAGAGGACCTTGTAAACCTCGTTAAAAAACACAAGTTATAAAGAAAAGGGGACGGGTAACACCGTCCCCGGCTTTATTAAAAAAGGAGAAAACATGACAGACACGGATATTTGCAACATGGCGCTATCAGATTTAGGAAAAGGCGTCATCACCTCAATGGACGATAAAGAAGAAAACGCAAGGGCTTGTAAGCTCTATTACAGCCAAACAAGAGAAACGGTACTCCGGGCGTATCCGTGGAGCTTTGCTCATAGAATTGAAAAGCTGGCCTTATTAGACAAAGAAATACCCGGATACGATTTTTGTTATGCGTATCCGAAAAATTGCTTAAAAATAAACAACATTCGAAATAAACAGATAAACGTACAAGAACACGTTCCGTACGTTATCGTAAATATAGATACAGCCACAAAGGCCATTGCGTGCAACCTACAAGACGCATATGTGGACTACACGGTCGATGAAAAAGACGTACAGGTTATGGATACCTTGTTCGTTAGCGCCTTTACGAGACTCCTTGCGGCCAACATGGCTATGCGCCTTACGGGAAATCCGCAAGCCTATCAAATGCAATATCAGCTATTCCAGGCCATTATTCACGACGCACAGTTAAACGACGCAAGAGAAGGCCAAAGGGATACGGTATATCATAGTAATTACGCACAAACTCGGAGGGTACGATGAACATATATCTTATACAGCCGTCATTTGCCGCCGGCGAAATATCGCCGTACGTCGCAAACCGGGTAGACCTCGATAAATATAAATCGGCCCTCTTAACAGCCCAAAACCTAGTCATCCGTCCGTTCGGTGGCTGTTATCGTAGGCAAGGCTCGGAATTTATCGGACAGGTCAAATACGACGATAAACCGACGGCCCTCGTCGCCTTTAACGCCGGAATAGATGATGCCTATTTATTAGAAGTAGGGCATCAATATATCCGTATCTGGGAAGATGGAAAATACACCGGCACAGAGTTATCCACACCGCATGACAATGTGGATAACTTACAATTCACCCAATCAGCCGATACTATGTTTATTTGCTCCGGCGATTATCCGATACAATGCCTTCAAAGAACGGCTACAGGCTGGACGTTCAAAGAGTACGAGATAACAGAACCTTATTATGATTCAGCGACACAAGCGGTAAATAAAGAAACGTCGTTCACGACACCCGGAGAATACACATTTACGCCGCAAGTAACGGGTAAATACACCGTAGAAATCATAGGAGCTGGTGGCGGCGGTGCCGGCACTGGAGTACAGCATTACTCATATACATATGGGGACGACGGAAAAACCGCCACAGGGACCATAGAATTACAAGGCGGAAACGGTGGATCCGGAGAAAAGAAAATAACAATAGACACGCTAACCGCAGGACAAACATATTCCGTAACAGTAGGCACCGGCGGCAAAGGCGGAAAATCCGAATATTCTAAAAAAGGCACCGCACACCCGACAGACGGAACAGACGGAGGAAAATCATCCTTTAATAACGCCGAAGCTAAAGGCGGCGGTGCGGGAGTCGCAAGTAAGCCCAATGGCCAAAACCAAAGCACCAAAGGAAAGGACGGAACATCATACCAAGGCGGAGCTAAAGGCGGATCTGCCGGAGTATGCAAAGACATTCAAAAAAATCCCTCCCAAATGACAGACGGGAAAGACGGCCAAAACGGATACGTCAGAATCACCTTCTCCGGAAATAACGAATTAAAGCCCTCGGCCACATCGGGAAACGACGTCACCATTACGGCCACGAAAGACACATTTACGCCCGGCATGGTAAATAGTCACATAAAATTAACCCAACAAGCCGAAAATCAGTCAGAACGAATTGAAATACAGGCCTCTTCCATTACAGAAGAAACAAAATCTATACGAGTAGGAAAAGCCTGGAAGATTACAACTCACGGCACATGGAAAGGCAAAGTCACCGTTTATTACTCGGATGATAATAAGACCTGGCAAGAATATAGAAGCTATAAATCAAATAACGACCAGAACTTCACCGAATCAGGGACCGTAACAACGCCTACATGGATGAAAGCAATAGCCGTAACAGACGCGGATAACGGAAGAGGTAAACTTACCGTAGACTTTTCCAGGAATCCCTACTCAAATGACGGCACAGCTAAAATTACAGAAGTCGTTTCGCCGACGGAAGTTAAAGCATCAGTCACTACTGATTTTGCTAATACAGACAAAACCCAGGTATATGCATTAAGTAGCTGGAACGACGATAACGGATACCCAAAAATGGCGTGCTTTTTCCAAGATAGATTAGTCTTAGCAGCAACAAAAAAAGAGCCCTACTCTATATGGATGAGTCGAACAGGAGATTATCCGAACTTTGGCATTGAAAAAGTAGACGGTGGTGTAACCGACGACTCGGCGATTAAAGCAGACCTTATCACTCGTAACGGTTTTGAAATTCTTCATTTAGTCCCGGCCAAGGACCTGGTTATATTAACGACCGGTAACGAATGGATTATAGAAGGATCCAGCGTCATCACGCCGGCTAAAATTAACCCCAGACCGCAAACGATGCGCGGATCTAATACGTGTCCTCCGCAACATATCGGAAATCGTATAGTACATGTACAAAGAAGCGGGAAAACCGTAAGAGACCTCGGTTATCAGTATGATGCGGATAATTATAACGGCGACGACTTAACGCTTTTGGCAACACATTTAACAGAAGGCCACAAGCTGGTATCATCCGCCTACATTCAAGAGCCAAACAGCACCTTGTATTACGTTCGTGACGACGGAGCACTGCTTTCATTAGCCTTCATTAAAGAGCAAAACGTATTTGCCTGGTCGCATCACACAACAGACGGCAAATATAAAAAGGTAACATCCATTCCAAACGGCGCAAGCGACGTGCTGTATGTAACCGTAGAAAGAGACGGAAAAATCTATATAGAACGGTTTAATCCTGATATAGAAGCGGCCGTATACATGGATTCGTACGTTACAGGAAGCGGTAGCAGCGTAGAAGCGCTGCACCTCATAGGAAAAACCGTACAAGTCTTAGCAGACGGAACAAGACTGCAAGATGCGGTAGTGCCTGAAAATGGCTTAGTGGCCTTTGGCCAGTCGTTTTCGGATATCACAATAGGCCTTGCCTATGAAACAAGAGTCGAGCAGCCGGGCCCTGATATAGGGTTAAAAGAAGGGACCATGCAGGCTAGAATTTCAAAGATTAATACCGTCGTGTTAAGGGTAGAAAAATCCTACGGCGGCCATATCGGATACACATTTCAAGATAAGGATATGGACGAATTACGATACGAAGATTACGAAACGCTGGAAACCGGAGATATCGTGCAGCAAATGCCGGTAGCCAACATCGGGAGCAACACCAAAAACCATATCTGCATTAAGCATGATGAACCGTTCCCATTCGAATTAAACGCAATCATAAGAGAGGTAAGTATTGATGGCGGCATTGTCAAAAGTTACAACGGAGAAATTTAATAAGGAAAATAAAAGGCACCTACAGGCCGTAAAGTACATAGAAAAACACCTAAGGCCTATCGACAAAAAAGAACTACAAGGTGCCTACACATCCGTTACTAAATGCGCCATGCACGATTTTTGCGACAACTTCCTGGCGTTCGGCAAAAACGGCGAACCCATTGCCATATACGGGATCGTAAAACATCCGATAGACGGACTCCATGCTGTATGGATGGTAGGGACAACGGAAATAAAGAATTACAAAAAAGAATTAATTACAATGGGGCTTGATGAAATCCGTAGATTCATCAAGGAATACGGACCCGTAACGAATTATATAAGCATAGATAACGATGAATCACGGCGTTGGCTAAAAAAAGCTGGCGCCGTTTTTGGTACGCCGTTTAACGAAAACGACATAACGTGGCAGCAATTTGTAATAAGGAGGAATAAATAATGTGTGGAGTATGGGGCATGATAGCAGGACAAGCCGTCCAGGGCATCATGCAATATAAGCAAATAAAACAAGAAACAAACGCTAAGGTCGCCATGTACAGGCAGCAAGAACAAGCGGCCGAACAAAACGCTAAAATAAGCGAACTCCGTCAAGACCAAATCGCCGATAAATACGCAAATGACCAACGTAAACTTGACGACAGGATGCGGCTCATGGCAGGCCAAACAGCAGCCCAAGCCGGCGCATCGAACATGACACTTACAGGAAGTCCCTTAGATATTCTCATCTCATCGTACGGAACATATCAAGACGACAGCAGTCAATTATTACAAAACCAACGTAACGATGAACGTTCGGAATTATTCAACCAATACAATTACGAAAACCAAGCAGCCGGTTATAAAGCCTCGGCAGAAAACGCCAAAGCCCAGGGAAAACTTGCCGGTATAGCCACTCTTCTTTCAACGGCATCCAGCATGTACGGAATTAAACACGAATATGCCGGTGCTAAAAAGCCTGCCGCCGGAAGCTCTGGGGCAGACTATACATTTGATTACAAACCCGATCTTTCAAGATGGTCGCGATACGCAAACGCACAAAAGGGATTATTTAGCTCGAATCCGTTCGGCTCCAAGAATTTTAGGGGGTAACCCATGGAAATAAAATCATACAACAGGGCTGTAGACCCGAACGTTGAAAACGCAAACGTACAAGCCACAAATAACATAGAAGCCTTTGGTGGAAATACAACCGGGAACCAATTAATGGGAAAGGCCGTAGGGGCTATTCAAGGACAAATAAAAGCCTATACCGATGAACAAATTAAAATTGACGTTGTAGATGCAAGCAATAAATATCAGGAAAAGTTAAACGACCTCTTGAATAATCCTGGGACCGGACTGCTTACTAAAAAAGACACAAACGCACTGGACTTAATGCGCCAGTATCAAGAAGGCGAAGCTAAAATTAGACAAGAAGTAACGGCAAGCCTTCCCAATTATGAAAAAGCTCACAGAGCCTTCACAAACATGGCAGACGAAACCAACATATCTCAATTCAACGGAGTAATGAAATATCAAGCGGCAAGACAAGATGAATACCGGAAAAACGTATATAGTACAAGACTAAAGCAAAACACAGATAGCCTTGTAGAAAAAGGAACAAATGCTAATATTTTTGAATACTTTAGCAAAAACCAGGCTATAGTCGAAACGCTATATGGAAACGTTATCGGCGAAGAAAACAGAAAACAAATGATAAAAGACGCAAACACCGATATGTTTAACTTATATTCAGAAAGCATGCTAGCCGACGGAAGCCAAGAAAGCTTCACGAGAGTAACCAGCCTACTAGCTAATTGTTCGGAATATATCAACGATGATGCCGTCGTAAACTTAACAAATAAAACCCAAAAGAAGAAAAAAGCCATTGAAACAGAACGAGATATAGAAGGAGTGAGAAAGCGTCATCCTGGGGACGTAGAGGCACAAATTAAGGATATATCAGAGAACAACACCGTAATTTCTTATCGATACGTACATGGCGGTTCGGGCGGAGCAAGCAATGCATTCGAAGCCAACTTCATGGTAGAAAGCAGAGGCGACTATAACGCCGTTAACAAGGACTCCGGGGCCTTTGGCAGGTATCAATTTTTACCCAGCACGTGGGAATGGGTATGTAGTCAAACAGGCGTAAACGTAGATGATCATAGCACCGAAGCCCAAGATAAAAACGCCAAATGGTATTGGGACTATTTTATTGGCGAATTAGGCGGAGACGAAAAAGCCGCATGCGTTGCCTGGAACTGGGGGCTTGAAAATGGCCGCCGCTGGAAAAACGGAATGTCTACAGGGATTTATAACGGTCGTGAGTTTACGTGGGATGAAGAAGTCAAAGGCAACATGTCCGTAAACAATCGACTAAAAGAATTTGATGAATACAGAGGAAAAGCCGCAGGCGGCGGTCTTATAGATAAAGGATTCGAGTATTCAATAGCGGCCGGGCTGGTCGGCATTCAAATGCCGAATAAAAGCAACGGGTGTGTAGAATTCGCCGTACGATTCGGAGCATCATACAATCAATTCCTAGCAGACCAGGCACATAAAAATCAAACCAATTGCCCGGCGTTTGTAAAAGAAGCTGGCGAAGCCGGTATTCAAGTTATTCCGTTCGATGAAAGCAAGTTAAGTAAAGGCGACTGTATCATTTACCATACGTCAGAAGGAGAAGACGGACACGTCACCATATACGACGGTAACGGAGGCTATTATGGCAACAGTAGTTCAAGGGAATTAACGGTACATGGATCGGATTATCACCTAGACGGAACGTATCCAGAAAAGATTGTAAAAACCGGTGAAGACGGCACGGGTCATTATGAACGAACGGAAACATCAAAACGATCGCCGGAAGAATTACGGGCCGTGATAGAAGAAATCAGAAGACGCGATAGGGAAGACAGGCAGATAAAAAAAGAAAAAATAGAAGCGAAAGTAAAAGATGCAAAAGGGAAATATATTAATTGGGGCCTCGCAAATCCCAACGCAACAGATAGCGAAAAAAGAAATAAGCTGGCGGAGCTAATGGGCGACGACGAAGACCTAAAAAACAGTGAATTAGGGACCCTCACAATGTCAATTGATAAGGGAATTAGAGATAAGACAGAAGCCGCTGCCAAAGCATCGTCAAAAGGGAATGTATTTGACGTCAATAATATTAAGGCAAGAATCCAAAAAGGGGAATTTAACGGTGAAAATGGACGACAAGAGCTAAGCTTTGTGCTTCAAAACTCACCAGTGAGTTTTACTCCGGAACAAATCGACTCAATATACACGCTTCACGAAAATGTTCAAAATGGACGAAACTTTAAAATACAAGATCGGCTAACGGCGGATATGCTAGGAATGACGAGCGAACAATTTTCGCGAAATAAAACCGCCATGAGTATTATTGTTGGCGAAAAAATAAGCAGATATAAATCAGAAAACGGGGGAAGTGAACCGGATTTAACGCTTATTAAGCAATGGGCTATAGAAGCCACCTACAGCTTTGACTCCGGGGCGACGGCAGAATACGGGGTATTCAAAGACAGGCCGCTGGAGTTTTCCGATGCAGATATTTATAACTTAGGTTACGCCGGCTGGGAACGCATTAAAACGCCGGAAGGCGTATATATTAGATTATATAAAGACGGTGACTTCAAAGACGTATATGCAACTGAATTCGAAAAAATGTTAAAGAATGCGGGGCTAAGATAACGATGATAAGTGACGAACGCAAGGAACAGCTACTGAACATAGCCAACTCCCTAGGGCAGGGCGCGGTCGTAACAGACAACCAAGCAAAAGGGAAAAGAAACATGGAGTGGGATTTAAAGAACGAACACACCGATGCCGAAGGGAAACAGTGGCGCCAAGATAACGACTACGGCGGAACCTTATTCGACCGCATGATGGGCGGATGGCAAAATGTAGCCGACGGGGTAATGGAGATCCAAAAGAACATTCTCTATAGCACACCTGAAACGATGACAGAAGCACAACGCTTAGGGCAGCGCATGAGTCTATCGCCGCAATTTCTCATAGACAATCCCGAAGTCATGGACCGCGTTAAAGAAATTGACAAAGAAACACAACCCATGGGATTTATGCAAGGTTCGAAATTTAGCATACAAAATTTCGATGCGTTATATCCGGAACTTGCAGAGATGAGACAAAAGGACCCGGTAAGTGCATCAATTGCAGTCAGTGAATATGAAGATATAAAAAATACCAGAAGCGCGCTTGATCTTATAAAAGACGCTTTTAATTCCGGCTCGGACATGGTAAAACTCTCCGATGCACAAATGCGTGCATATAACGGAGAAAGCATAGATTCCGTACGGCCTGATGTAGATAAACTCACAGACGAGTTACGGGCATATCAAGAACCCAACAAATACGAAAGAACCCTATACGACACTATTCAGCAATTAACAATTATGGGGACCCAGGCTGCAAGAGCTACCAAAAGAGCTGCACAAGGGGCCGCCATGGGCATGGCAACCTCGGCCGTAGCGGCAGGTGGCGCAGCCGCAACAGGAATAGGAGCAGCCGCAGCACCGGTCATTTTATTAGCAGGGGCCACGATAGGGGCTGCAAACGGTATGCGTGTAGGCATGTTCGAACAATTCGAACAGCAAAGTGCAGCCGCAAGATACTGGGAATTAATGAATAACCGTAAGGGTGAATACAGCAGAAACCATGCCTTAGTAGATTCAACCGTAACAGGCGTTGTTAATGGGGCTATTGAACTGGGCCTTATGGAAGTTGGTTATAAACCCATAACAAAAGCCTGGGGTGGACAGGCGGCTAAAAGCATATTAAACAATGCCGCAGCCAGAATGGCTATTATTGATGCGGGAAAAGAAAGTATCGCCAAACTCTCTGCACAAGCAGCCATGAAACAATTCGGCAGAAGCACAGCCGCAGAACTTGCAGAAGAAGGCGCGCAACAAGCCTCCGAAGACCTTATGGATAACGCCGAATATTATTTGTACAAGAAGGGCGCTCCGCATACAACAACGGAGATTATAGGAAACGCTGTAGACGCAATGGTACAGGCTGTCCCGGCAGTAGTAGGCATGGGGGCTATGGGCGCTATAACACACGGCGTAGGAAACTACCGTGGCATGAGAGCCATTGCGGCCATAAAGAACGAAGACTGGAAGCAAGAATACCGTAGAACAGTCGAACAACAGACCATTGAAGCATTAATGGCCAATAAAGCCCAAAACAAGACAGCACAAAAAAATCCGGAAATCTATAAAAACGTCGTACAAGAACAGGCCCGTCTTGCCGGCGTACAGAACATGTACGTCGATGCACAAGAACTTTCTAAGACAGATAAAGGCGTAGACGTTTTAAATGACATGGTAAACCGTGGGATTATCACCGGCGAACAAGTAGATAAATCTATTTCAACCGGAGCGGATATCGTAATTCCTACCGGTACGTTTGCGCAGCTTGCCGACGAATCGATAGACACTGATACCCTTATGCGCGCCACCACCATGGCCAAAAACGGCGTTCATCGGGCAGCCTTAGAGGAAAAAGCAAAACGAGTGGAAGCGATCCGTGAAGAACTTTCAAATTTAGCCCAAAATAAAAAAGATGTCCTATCCAAGGAACTCATGGAAGAACATTTTAAGGATGCGGATGATACAACAAGAACGGCCGCTGAAAGCGTCATCTATAAAAATCCGTACGATTTAAATAAAAGCTATAAAGAAGCCCTGATAGACGCAAGAAAAGAATATGAAGATGCACTAGGTTTTGATGCTTACTGGAATTACAAGCCGCAAGGCGTTGGCATTATGTATACGGACGAAGAAAGTCGCCAAACGGGCCGTGGAATCCGGGTATCCAACAATGACTACTGGTACCAAGACATGTATAAAAAGCTGGGCCGTAAAGCAACAAGAGAAGAAATGCTTGATATTGCTTACGAAGACCAAATGAAAGAATTACAAACCCTAGCTCCGGAAACAGCCGACGAATTTGCACAAAACGCAAATTCCTTAAAGGCAAAATACGAGTCCCTACAAGGCTTAAAAGATAAATTCGAAGAGTTGGCCAAGAGCGACTATGCCGTAAAACAATCCCTCACAAAGGAAGGCTACGAAGTATACAACGAAGTATTAAATAAACTTCAAGACGGTAGCGAAAAATCTAAATTAGCCGCTAACGAAAACGCCTTTATATACGCTAGAATGGCTGAAAGCTGGGCAAGAATCCGTAACGAATACGGCGATACGGCTTACACAGCCAAGGATTTTATGGTAGAACATGCGGTGAATATTGGTGGCCAGCGAAATGCAAAGGCATTTACCCAAGAAGAAGTAATGCTTGCCGAAGAACGGTTGAAAAAGGCCGAAGAAGAGTGGAGTAAATCCATAGACGATTTCATGGAAAACAAATTAGATTCCAAACAAATGGTAAACGTTATGGACACTCCACTAGTTTTTTCACTGATTAATATCAAAGAGCGTCCGATAAAAATAAGAATAGATACATTAAATAAGATATTAAAAAAGAAACATAATGACGAAATAGATTCTACGTCGATTAAAGAATTTCCGAGACAGCTAGCCAACCCGATTATGATTTTTAAAAACGTAGATAATCAAGGCCGTATCATACCGAATGAAATAAATGTTGTTTTGGAATTAAAAACAAAGCAGGATAAAAACATTCAGATACCTATTACACTAGAGGCTTACGAAGAACATGATAAGGGAAAAAGAAGACAAACAATATATCGTATAAAATCAGGCTTTGGAAGGACAAAAAACCAATGGTACGAACGATCCATCCTGAATCATAATTTACTTTATGTGCATAAAAAAAGAAGCAGACAACTGTTAAACGGCATCAGGCAATCATCGCCAAGTCGCATAACAATATCTGCTTCATTTAAAGATAGTATACCTAATGATTCTGACTTACGCAAGGCCAAAGAAGCAAATCCCGAAAAATACCAAATCGACGACATTTATAACCAACGCGCATGGCACGGAAGCGGCACGGACTTTAACGAGTTTAACCTGGAAAAAGCCCTTACCGGTGCCGGGGATATGGTACACGGCTGGGGGATATACACGGCCAAGAATAAAAAGACAGCCCAGGCATATAAAAAACACGCCAAAAGCAAGGGCCTTCCGTCGTATTTGTATGAAGTAGATATCCCTGAAAACGAAAACCTTCTCATAGAAGAAAAACGCTACGAAGAACAGCCGTCCGAAATACAAGAAAAACTTACCAGGACAATATCGGGCTTACCGGATAAGCAGCAAAAATCATTTTGGGGAAAACTGTTACACAATGAAATGCGGACCTTTCCCGAAGAGACCGAAGCGTTATCAGATCTGGATAAAGCGAAAGATAAGGTAAAGCAATTAGAAGTAGCGGCCAATGGCCTTGAAAATACAGATAAGCCGAAATTCAAAGAGAAAATAGCTATAAAGCACCTCAAGAAATTAGGGTATACTGAAGAGCAAATCAAAGACCAGGATTTCATGCAGGTGGAAAAGGAAAAGGAAGAAAAAGTCCTTGCTGCTGTAAAAAAAGAAGCCGAAAAAGCCGAAGCATCCATACAGGAAAGAAAAGACAGCATCCTGGAAGCGGCTATTAAAAATCCTAAAGACGCATTAAAAAGAAGTGTTGGCACCGGTAAAGAGATCTACAAGTATTTATCGGCATCGCTTGACAGTATGGAAGAAGCCTCACAATACCTGAATAAAAACGGGATTGAAGGTATTTCTTATTACGACAGTGAAGACGGCGATTGCGTCGTGGTGTTTAGTGATAAGGCGGTAAATATCATCGATAAGTACCGTCAAGAGATAAAAGCCTCATATAATTCCGCAACAGGTGCCATTAACTTATTCGACGGAGCAGACCAATCCTCATTCGTTCATGAAGCGGCACATATGTATCTTACAGAGATAAGTAAAATGGCAACCGACGAAGCGGCACCCAAGGGCCTCCTGGAAGACTGGAACACGATTCAAGCGTGGGCGGCATATAAGCCGGAAGACATTAAAGATTACGAAGGAACGGCAAGGGAAAAAGAATTTAAATCCTACGCCAAGGCCATTGAAGATGCTCGTAAGAGTGGAGACGTCATAGCTATTCGTGCTGCCGAAGAACGATGGATGCAGGAACGATTTGCCCGCGGCTTTGAACGCTATATAGCCGAAGGAAAGGCTCCGACACAGGCCTTACAAAGTGCATTCAGAAAGTTTAAATCCTGGCTCGTATCAATTTATAGAGATTTAAAAAACCTCGGTAAAGAACCGCCGGAAGACGTAAAGCGCGTCATGGATCGGATGCTTGCGACTAATGACGAAATAGAAGCCTGGGCCAAGGCGAAAGAGTTAAACGCCTGGGACAAGAAGGGCTTTTCCGGGGACTTAACGGGTTCAGAAGGGGACATGATTAAACGCTGGGCCGAAGACGCCAAAGAAAAAGCCAAGGAACGAGTGCTAAAAGAACTCATGCGTCAAGAAGAAAACCAGTGGAGAACAGACCTTGAAAACAGCCTCGAAAAAGAACGAATCGATTACGAAAAACACCTGGTCGATGAAAACCCGATATACGGCCAAGAATTGGTTTATAGGGAAACCGACGAACAATTCAAAGAAGACTACCTAAGAACGATTGGGTACGACTCGAAAGAATCATTTGAATCGGCTATCGAAAAGGCGGGCGGTCCGCTAGAAGAACGTTCAAAGGCATTCATGGAAAACCGCCGTAAAGAATATGAAGAAATGATGCCCACATCCGAAGACTTTAAAAACGCAGCCGACGCAGAACTTGCCTCGACAAACGCACAGATGAGACTTTCGCAATTAGAAGCCTATGCAATTAAGCGAAAAGTAAACGGATACGTCGCAGAAGCGGTTAAAGCAATGCGTGAACTTGACGCCCTGGACGGAAAGTCAGAAGAAGAAATTGCGGCCGGCATTAAGGAAATTCTAGGCGTAGACGACGAGGAAGCAAAGAAAGGCCGTCAAGTGGCCTTAATGCTTGCTAAGAACGAAGAAATTCAGAAGCTAAAGGAACGATTAAAGGACGCCAAAGAAAAGGACAAAGAATATAGAGCCTCGGCTAGGGAAGAATTGGCCTCGGCTAAAGCGGCCCTTAAAGAAGCTATGAGAGGATTAAACACGGCTAGAGACATTACAGCCGGTAGTTACACTAAAACCCTTCAAGTAGCCCGTGAAGAATTAAGCAAAATGACAGTAGCCGAAGCCACCACCTGGCGGCACTGGGAAATAAAGGCCAAACAAGAAGGAAATAACGCCGACAAATTAATGGCAGCAGGGGCCTTTGAAGAAGCGGCTATCGCCAAAGGTAACAGCCTTAAATACTACTGCATGAGTCGCGCCGCCAAGGACAATCAAGAATACGTAAGAACAAAGCTTGAAGGTTCAACGGGCCGGGTAGACATGCAGCAAGAAGCTATGGACGGCATAAAGGGCATGATTAAGCGAATTAGTAGAAGAGAAAACCCGGTACGCCTGGACCAGAACAGCCGATACACGATCCAGCACCTGGCTTACATTACAGGTATAACTGAAAAAGACGGTATTAAGCCGTTAAATGAAAAGGGCGAACCAGTGGGTATCAACTGGGAAAAAGTCTATGGAGATTTAAATCCGGACTATGCTATGGACAAAGAAACCGCACCAAACCCTGATAAGATTGTAGCACCGTGGCTTAGGATATTGGCCGAAAGCAAAGAACGCAAAGACTACAACGAAATGCAAATGGACCAATTCCAAGACATGGTTGAAGCCATGAGCGTTCTATATAAGGCGTCAAGAAGAGACTATGAATCAACAACCCTTAAAGACAGAAACGGCAAAGTCATAAGCCAAGAAGACGCCGCTTTGAAACTTGTCCAGGCTATCGGCGTGGATAATTCCTTCAATCCGCTGCAAGATTCAAACAACCAAACCGACACCAAATCCAAAGCTAAAAGCCTAGCTAAAGACGCGTTACTATACCTCACCAAGGCCGAAACTATCTTTAACCGATTTGGTGGCGACTGGATGCAACTCGTGTACGAACCCATAAACCAGGGGGCGAATAAAGAGCTTACAATGCGGCAAGAGGCGTGCAAGGTCTTTTCGAAGATTTACAACATGTACTCATTAGAAGAATGGCAGTCTATGAGATCCGACAGGGTCTTTACAATCGGTCTTACAACCAACTTCACAAGAGAACAATTAATTTGCATGGCTCTTAACTGGGGAAATAAGGAAGGTCGTAAGCGCGTACTTGCGACGATAAACAAATCGGCCAAAAACGAAGTGGACGTCATCGACGAATACACCATGCAAAGCATGTTAGAGTCATCACTTACTGAAAAAGACTGGAATTTCATTGAAGCCATTTGGTCGCAGCTTGATTCATACTGGGCTGAACGAAACAAGGTACAGGAAAACCTATACGGCCAAGGCCTCGGAAAAGTACAAGCGCTGCCGTTTAATATTAACGGTAGGCAAATAAAAGGCGGTTACTACCCGATTGTGTATGATCCAAAGTTAAGTATAAGAGCCTCCGACCTTGCAGCCGACGACATCGTAAAGCAAGCCCTTTCGGGAAGCTCAACGTTCGGCATCGGCATGGGAAGCACGAAGTCCCGTGTAAGCGAAGTAAAAGGACAACAATTAGCTTTACGCCTTGATGTGTGGCCGCAGGCCGTCACAGAAGCCATTCACCATATCGCCATGCGCGAAGCGGCAACGGACGTGTATAAATTAATTACGCACCCGGCCGTGCAGCAAGCCGTCCAGCAAAAGTACGGCATGGAAACGTACAACATGATCCGTCAGTGGAGTAAAGACGTGTGGAAGACGGACGTTCAAAAAGCCGATATTATCAATCGCACGCTTGAACAGATGCGTAAAAACTCGGCCTTTGCCGTTATGGCTATGAGAACGGGGACGGCCATACTAAACGTTCTTAACGTCTTTCCTATGATGCACCAGATAGGGAAGATAAATACTATAAAAGCCATTACTAGCTTTGGGCTAGGGTTTTATAAGGGAACGGACACGTACGCCAAAAACCGTCAGTTTGTGTTTGATAAGTCGCCCATGATGCGCGACCGTATGAATACCATCGACAGGGATATGCAGCAGGACATGAAGTTAGAGGTAGGCCAGGACACCTCGCTCATAAGAGAGAAAGCAACGCACGCCAAAGAAAAGTTCAATCGCTTTGGGTATTGGTTTATTACAGAAACAGACCTCATGTTCTCGATGGCCCTTTGGAAACATGGATACGACGAATCCATGAGAAAACAAATCGAAGCGGGTATGACGGACGTTAAACAAATGGAACAAAATGCCATTTCAGATGCCGACACAAACGTAAGAGCGGTATTTGGAAGCGGTCAAGTAAAAGACCAGGTAGCTATGCAGCGTAAGAACACCCTAGTGGGACAGTTGACGCCGTTCTATAGCTATAGCTCAACCGTATTAAATGCGCTCATTAAAGCGGGCTACAGAGTAAAAGACCACGGAGATTACATGGCGCTTATTAACGCCACTCTCTACTGGGTAGTCTTACAAACCCTGGCAGAAACTGTTTATAGAAGCGCCGTCGCCGGGGAGCTCGACGATCCGGATAAAATGCTCCGCCGCCTGGGAATTACGACCGTAAGAAACGTAGACCAGGGCTTCCCGGTAGTCCGTGATGCCTTAGAGGGTGTTATGAATCACTTCTTGTTAGGAAGTGACCAAAATAATTCACCGCTCGCCATTACGGCTATTGATGAACTCGTAAAAGCAGCGCAAGCTGCCGGAAACGAAAAGAAAGACTTCACCGACATAGGCCGCTCGTTATCGCGCGTTGCTAACCGTACCTGGAAATTCTCCGATACATTATCAGACGGGTTCTGGAACCTTGTAAGATTTTCACTCGTTGACACCGATAGAAGCGTCCAGGAACTTATTACCACAACGATATTCGATAAGCGCTACAAAACGCACGAAGAACGGGTACGACAGGACAAGAAAAAAGCTAATGAACAAAAAAGAAAGGACAACAAAAGATGATAACTAAAGACAAAACCACAATCACTTACAAAGGGGACGGGGTTACGACCTCATTTCCCTTCCCTTATCAGTACAGAGCAGGAGAAGATATTAAAGGGTATTTATTAGTAAATGGAAAAGAAATGCCGATTACAGCCAACTACCGTTTTGACGAAGTAGAAAACAAATTCATCTATCCCGTAAATGGAGTACCTCTATTCGCGACTGACACCCTTGTTATTAAACGAGAAACGCCGATTGAACAAAACGCCGATCTTCCTAATAAGTATCCGTATAACGCTGTCGAGATGGTAGCTGACAATCTCACTCTCATTGTTCAGGAACAGGAAGCAAAAATTAAAGGCATTGAAAATATCCGTGATGAATTAAATGAGATAACGGAACGAACTATCAGTATGAACTTTCCGAATATTAAAGACATGTTGGACGCTAGAGCCATAAATGCCGATAGCGACAGCCTTGAAGACATTCTCCGAGCCATCGTAAAAGAAGTTACCCCCGACGGTAAAGCCCCTGATATAAGCCCTATATCTATAGAGTTAAAAAAGAAGGGGCATTGGAATGACGGGACCCTTATTGATGTTTTAAGTATACTTATTAAAAACGCTATTACGCCTAAAACTCCGATAGCCTTAACCTATACAGAGCCGAAGAAGGGCGACACAGTGTTAAAAGTGAGCGGAGAATCTCATTATAAGGTAGACGCTAACGGTGAAAATTTAACCGAAATTATTAACGGGTCAGCTGACTTGAGTATCCCTTCTTATGACAAAGATGATATTATAGTCAACTATTACAACATGGTTGGCGATAAGGTTTCTACTATTACCATTCAGGGGATTAAGGGTCAATCGTTTACTGATAAGAACGGAATTACAGTGTCAAGAGAGGGAACCGTTCTTACGGTTGATTTGACCAATCAGACCCCCGGAATTAGTAGTCGATACGATATATCGGATAGACCTTCTTGGGCTTCGGACAATGTGACGGAATATAAATTCATCTCTAATAGTCCCAATAAAATCATCGGTTATAACGAACTCAAGAACGTTTCGACAGAGGATGTATATAAGGTATTAAGCGGATTAACAGGCGGAATGGTTAGCACTGTTTACTTTAACGCTCCTGAAAGTGCGTTCATAATTGCTCAACACAACAATCTTTACGGAGTGGTAAACAATGGGGAAAAAGTTGTGTATATCAGAAACAAGCAGCTTATCCGGGTAAGGGTTGATGCGGGTGAGAAAAAGGCAATGCTCATTAGTTTGCACAGCAGTTATGACGATAAAATCACTGGAACGACTCCGGTGTTCCTCGATAGATGTTTTGGGGAATACTATGCTGTAGTTGACGATTTATAAGGAGGTTGCGGCATGGCATATTACTTAGTCATTCGGCCGTTCTTACAGCGGCTCGAAGAAGACCGAAGCGGAAGCCGACTGGTTAGCAGAAAGAGAAGAAAAAAAGGAGTAGGATGTGGAATTCGTGGATGAATTAGTTACAAGAATACTGTTAAACGTATCCCATGAACATGTTCTGGATATTTGTAACGTAATCCTAATGGTGCTGATTCTCTTAGTGGCCGATGCCTTTTTGCGTATCATTGCGGAGGTATTCCAATACAATAAAGACCACAACCGCAAGAACACAACTAAAACCTTCATCACAACGCTTATATGGTATGGCTGGGGGCGGGGTGATTACATCGACGCCAATACAGGAAAAATCAAGCGATATCTTATGAGCGAAAAGTTAAGAAGCAGCATGTTAAAAAAGATATGTATATTCTATCCGGCGTGGTTTTTCTTATCGATTGCATGTGCATCTCTTCCGGATACCGTGTTTATCGGAGTCCGTGGGGATGAGTTATTGGCCAATATATTCATGTGGTGGCCCGTCGCCTCGGAACTTTCGTCAATCATCGAAAACCTAAGAGAAATTGATACCTACCATTTCGTAAGAATTAAAAACATGTTCATTGAAATAAATAAAATGAGGAAGTGAAAACGTGATAGACAAAATTAATATCGCAGACCTGGTAGTCATTACAGGCCTCGTAACGGGGCTTGTGATGGCTATTTTGTTTGGCCTAAATGAATTGGCTATGTCTATTGCCTCCGGCCTTCTTGGATATATCGGGGGATCGAAACTTTCACCGCACAAAGAAAGGAGTGATGAAAAATGAGAGAAGTAACCTTAGAAGAAATTAAAAACCTGGCACGTGAAGCCTACTGGGACTTATGGAACGGGGCTCGCAGCCTAGGCCGTGATGTAAAACTCTACATTCACTGGACGGGCGGTCGTTACAATCAGACGTTTGGCGACTACCACATTAACATCACAGGAGAAGGTCGCTGCTTTATCTCGACGGATAATTTCGCCGAAGTTAAAAATGCAACATACATGCGAAATACCGGAAGCATTGCCATTACGCTTTGTTGCGCTTTAGACGCTATAGGCCCGGACAATCTCGGACAATACCCGCCGACAGAAGCCCAAATTAATGCAGTGTCACAGGTTATATGCGTACTTGCTGATGCACTGGACCTTACGATCGATGCGGAACGGGTTATGACACACGCAGAAGCGGCCGACAATATCGACGGGCTTTACACCCATGATGACTACGGACCGGACTCAACATGTGAACGCTGGGACCTTTGGGTATTACGTGAAGGCGAAGAACCTGGTACCGGCGGACAGCAGATTAGAGGAAATGCCAATTACTATAGACACCACAAATTATTAAGTGACGTGTAAAGGAGAAACCATTATGAACAAGAACGAAATCATGAACTTACTCGCAAAAGAAGCCGCACAAGTTGCAAAAGAACAAGCAACAGCAGCCCTTAGCTCATTATCGGCAAACGACTTACGGCCGATTGTAGAAGAACAGTTAAAGACAATTACGGGACCCTTACAGCAAGAAGCAGAAACCACGAGCTCCGTATGGGTAAAAATTAGAAACCGTTTCTACATTCGTATCATTAACAATGCGGTCGATAATATCATCAAAACAATCCAGGACGGATTGGACGGGCTTAGCAAGAAATAAGTTGTTGCATAATTCACAACGACTTAGTCAAGCAAAGCGTAAAATGCCGGACTAACGGAAGTTATAGTCAAGCAAAGCCGTTTTTATTAGACTAAAAACAAAAGTTATTTAACAAATTGGCATTTTCACAAACAACTCAATAAGAACCAAAAGACGGATTCTCGGAACTTAACCTATGTTAAGACCCGGAATCCGTCTTTTTTGATACTTAGTCATATTAAAAGAATAAAAACGTCATAAAAACCAGGGGAAATACAGCAAAACAGCTACATTTTTCCACAGAAAAAGAGTGAATCTCCAAAACAAGCCCTGTTTTAAGCCACAACGAGATTTAAATAACGACGCATAAAAGAACATGAATAAGAACACAAAACGTCTTATAAATGATTCTGTGAAGCCGTTTTCGAAGAAAAAATAAATAAAAAAATCCATTAATAAATTTCAGAGAAAATATTTGACAATGCACGCAATGCGTGCTAAAGTATAGACAACAGGAAGACAAATCAAAAGTACGGAAGGGAGAACAAACAATGAATGAATTCAAAAAGAGGCGGGAAGAACTCGGATTGACACAAAAGGAAGTATCGGAGAAATTAAATATTCCCAAACGGACGTGGCAGGACTGGGAACTAGAGCAAAGAATGCCGCCGGAATGGGCATTGAATTTAGTCATAAAGGAGATGGAGAAAATGAAACAAAAACAGGAATGGCATTTTGGAGGGCTCGAACCGTATACGGAAGCAGCGGTAAAATTCGCCGAAGATTCTAAAGACTGGCCGGCGGACGTGGTTAATTCGCTCGAATTCGTAACACACCGGGCGGACGGTACGTACGAAGAAACGTGCGATAACGGCGGTGAAGGCGGACTCGACGTAAGCTGGGCCTTTCATCTGAATACGGAAGAAGTTAAACAAAAGGCACTGCAAAATTTCTCGGAAGAGATTAAGGCGATCATCGGAAATATCATAGAAGAAGCCGCAATTGATGGATGCGGACCGGAAGAAGTAGAAGAAAGAATGGCGTTTGTTAAAAGATATTTTTAAGATAGAAAGGGCCCTTATAAAAGGGCCCTTTTGGTATATCCGACAAAAATTCGTCAAAAAACAATGGTGAATAATGGTAAATATGGTGAAAAATAAAACAAGAAGAAACTTGGCCAAAGCGATGATTAACACATTTTAATAAATATGGGAAAATAGAAAGGTATAAAAAAGCCTTCATAAGAGAATAAAATACCTTTTAACTATTGGCTTGTAGACTGGCCTATGCAAATTTCGTCAATAAATCCGTCAAAAATTACTTAAACACATCAGAAACTTTTTCAGCTGCTTTAAGACGCATTTCGTCTGTATAATGCACATATGTATTAATAACGGTAGAAGCGTTATCACCTAAAAGACTGGCGACGGTTTTAATATCGGCGCCGTTAGCTAACAACGTGGTAGCGTACGTATGGCGAAAATCATGAATGGTTTTATCCTTCACAACACGGCGAATAGCCCGGTTAATAGCTGCCGATTCAGAAATGTTTTCGGGAAATAATCGGCCGTCTTTAGAGCGGATGCGGTAATCTTTAAGGACCTTCACTAAAGAAGGTGGCATTGGAAGTACCCGATAACTACCCTTGGTTTTAAGGGGACCAATACGGCATTCGGCTTTACTGATGCGGACAAATTGTTTATTAATGCTAATAGTGTTATCGGTAAAATTTACATCATCCCAGGTGATCCCCAAAATTTCACCATATCGGCAGCCGGTATAACGAGCCACACAAATAAGAGTATAGCAATACAAGGAAGCCTCTCTTAGATAAGAAAAAAGTTCATCTATCTCATCTTTGCTAAACGTCTTTACCTTACGGGTTGTAGTTTTAATACGTTCAATTGCATCGCAAGGGTTGTGAGCAATAATTCCGTAAGGCCGCTTGGCGTAATTAAAAATCGTCCGCAACCTCACTAGATACATATTACGGGTGCCGGGTGAAAGTTTATGGTCGTTAAAAATCCGAATGATTTGAGCGTGAGTTATCTCACGGATAGGAAGCGGCGCAATTTCGGAGAAAAATTGAATGGCAAGTCGGTAAGAAGTCCGGGTGTTATATGTAAGGTTTACCCGTTCCTCAAGATATAAAGATAAAAAATCCCGGAGCGTAATAGTTTTTAAATCCTCCGGAATAAATACGGAGATCGTATTTTTTAATTCCTCTATTATATCCTGCCCATATTCTTTAGCCGCGCGACGAGTCTCAAATCCCTGTTTTGATTTTTGACGCCACTTGCGGCCATCTTTATAACTAACGATAACCTGATAGCCATTATCCTTTTTTCGTATTGTAATATTCGCTTGCATTTTAACCCCATATAGCAAAAGAGTCACCAATAGGCAACTCCTGAACATAAAAATAGGAGCGATATCTTAACTTACACTGAACAATTAGTCAAAATAAACAATTAATTAAAATCCGTAGTTAATATATCTCACAATTTTATTAATGCGACTTGTAATATCAGAAATTTCATAATTAATAGATTGAATATCTGTATTAATAGACTGGATATCCACAGAATTTTTATTAACATCACTAACAAGCCCTTGTAATGAAGTAGAATTAAACAACACATCAGCCTCGTTGGAAGAGATTCGGCTATCCAAATCATCAATGCGACGGTCTATTTCGCTTATATCGCTAGAAAAACGAAGTGACGAAATCGCATCAGATAGCGAGTTCACTTGTTGTGAAAGTTGATAAATATAGAACCCTTGAATAGAAACAATAATAAACATAATAATAAATAAGGCCATAAATTTCTTATTCATAAGCACCACCTATAGCTATTTATTCCCACCAAAAGCATCCGTCACTGCTTAATACAATGGATTTTATTTATAAAGAGAACGCTGGAAATCAGCGTTTAATTTTTTATTGAAGTACATATGATAGCACTCAAAAAAGAAAAGTTCGCCCACCATTGTACGGAGGGAAAATTTAGCTATTGCCGGGGAATAAACGACTCTTGCGGATTTATCAGCGTCTAAATCAAATAAAAAAGCACCGTTTTCGTCGTATGCACCACCCTGGCGTCTTAACAATTGCATGGTTTGAGAGTCAAAATCATAATAGAAAATACAGGAATACTTAACTAACACAGGGCCGTCGCTGTCGTAAAGTTCCGCCCAATAATCACCAATAATTGTATAAAACGGAGGATCATAACGGACAGGACATATAGAGGCGGTATCAATATAGTACGTAGCGCGCATAGTAGAATGGAATTTTCTGTAGCGGCCACCGGAAGCAGCTCCATCAGAAAGAAATGAAGCCGAAACAGGAAGGATACAAATAAAGAACAAAATAAAAAGTAAGAATGCACGCTTGATTAACATAAAATGCACCGCCTTATTTTCGATTTATGTAACACGACGTACCCGCGAAAACCTCTAACAATTCCAACACTCGTTCAGTAGTAAGCAGCTTCTCTTCTCGTATCCCATCTATCATATCGACATCATTCCGCAAACACGTATGGGCAATTAGAAGAAACGCAAACTTATTTGCTTCAAGCTCTTGCCGGCCCACTTTCTCTGGATTTTCCTTACGAGGAACAACATCAAAACCCAAAACCCTATGTTGCACATGCCCAAGAACGGCATGGCCAAGCTCGTGGGCAATAACAACACTTTGGGCGTTAAAGCTAAGATGCTTATTAACATAAATAACATTATGACCGAACACACAAAGAGACAAACCCTTGGGCATATCGGGGATTATCACCTTCTTTATACTTATTTTTAAGCACCGGCACAATTCGGTAGGGTCATTTGTACCATACTCGCGAATTAAATCCAGCACAACCGGCAACATACGTTTCACGATTCATCCTCCAGGGCTGCTTGAATTAGTCGTTCAAGTAACTCTTTTTTAATGGGCTTACCGCCGTAAGTACAATAAGAAGCGGACCTTAACATGTCTTTAAGATCGGTTTGCACCGAAAAGCCGCTGCCCTCAAAATCATAACCAAGCAGCCACGCCGGGCTTACCGACAAAGCACCAGCAATTAGAGCCACCTTATCCTGTTTAGGGACATACTTACCAGTTAAATAATCAGAAATAGATGAAGTTCTTAGGCCCGTAAGTCTCGATAAGTCAGCTTGACTGATAGACCGCTCGGACATAATTTGCCGCAATCGCTCGATAAATGTATTCATAAAAAACCTTCCAATCCGCGAACAAACTATATAAGTAGTATATACGGAAAAGCGTATCACATCAATATAAAATAAAAAAGATTATACGGAAAACCGTTTACAAAAATACATATGTGTGATATATTTGTAACAACACGGAAAACCGTGTAAAAGGGGTGAGAAAAATGGAAAAATTCAATTATGCAAAATTAAGAGGTTTTATTGCAGAACACTTTGTAACCCATAGTAATTTTGCCAAATTCTTAGGAATCGGCACCACAGCCCTGTCCGAAAGAATGCAAAATAAGGTCCCTTTCACGCAAAGGGAGATTGCAAAAGTGGCTAGAGAAGCAACCGGAAAGAAACTTTCGGCCGAAGAAGTAGAGACTCTTTTTTTTACATATTAAGCACGGAAAACCGTGTAATATAAGAAAGGAAAATAAAAATGGACACATGGACGGTTAATAAGCTAGAACAAATGGGCATAAACCCTAGCACAGCATGTGAGAAATGCGGCTACAACAACGGAATCGACAACGGCTACGGGCAGGGACCGTGCGGACAAACCCACTGCTGGCTAACTTTATATGATGATGACGAGGAGGCCTAATAATGTGAAAGAGAAAAAAGACGTTATGTCCGTAAAGGATGTATCGGAATACTACGGAGTATCTCAATCAGCTGTATATAGACTAAGAGACGAAAATAAACTGCACCAATTACCACTGCCGGGTGTAAAGTTCGGCCGTCAAGAAGTAGAGGCTTTAGCCGGTATTGAATGGGAGTATTCGGCAACCGGCTATAAAAGATTAAAGGAAGAAAACAGCCGCCTGGAAGCGGAAAACGAAAACCTTAAAAAGAAAATTAAAAAAATCACCAGCGAGCTGCTGGTGATAAGCGGAGAGATTTAAAAAGGAGAATAAAAATGATGCCCGAAGAAAAAGAAATGATGCGGCTTGTCGTAGAACAAGACCAAAAACAAAAGGCAATCATAGTAGCGGCCTTTGAAAGAGTCCTGTGTATGGCTGGCGAAGAATGCACACTGACTTACAACCCGGAAGATTGGGCGGTAACAATTAAATGGCCTTCAGGATACGAGAAGGTTGTAAACATAGCTGCCGACAGCCACACCGCTATGCTATACGACATGTTAAAACAGGGATTTTTCTCATAGGAGGCAAACATGGAACCTTTAAAAATCAAAATTAAAAAGACCCATCCCGAAGCACAAATTCCCTTAATTACACAAGGAAACGCATGTTTTGACTTCTACGCAATAGAAGACACAGAGGTAAAATCGATGCACCTTTCAACGGCAACTTTTGTACGAACAGGGCTTTCATTCGAAATTCCGGAAGGATACCATATGAAACTTTTCATGAGAAGTTCCCAAGGAGCAAAAACAAAATTTTACCTAGCCAATTGCGTTGGCATCGTAGATAGCAGTTACCGGGGTGAAGTCATGGGAATATTTAAAATCACAGCCGGAAGACGAATTAAAAAATACATTCATAAGGGCGAGCGATTCATGCAGGGATTGATTGAAAAGAACATCCCGATAGAGTTTGAAGAAGCAAACGAATTAAGCCAAACCGATCGTGGTGAAGGCGGATTCGGAAGTACCGGCAAATGATGACAAAAGGCATGTACACCAGTAACAACGAAGAATGGGGCACACCTCAAGAGCTTTTTGACAGGCTAAACAAGGAGTTTAATTTTACGCTCGATATATGCGCGAGTAAAGAAAACGCCAAATGCCCTAAATACTACACCAAAGAAGAAGATGCCCTAAAACAAAAATGGGAGGGCATTATATGGATGAACCCTCCATACGGAAGACAAATAGGAAGCTGGGTCAAAAAGGCAAAAGACGCGGCAAGGCGAGGGAAAGCAACGGTCGTTTGCTTACTGCCGGCACGAACGGATACCGCCTGGTGGCATGACTACGTTATGAAGGCCAACGAAATAAGGCTTATAAGGGGTCGCCTTAAATTCGGAGACGGCAAAGGAAGCGCTCCGTTTCCGTCAGCGGTGGTCGTTTTTAAAAAAGGCTCAACGTCCCCAATCCGAATAAACTCATACGAAAGGTGAAAACTGATGAATAGAGTAGAAGTTATACAGGTTTTTGAAGACGCTATTAAAAATAATAACCAATTCATAGGACTCATGCTCGAAAAAGAAGGCGCGGGACCTGAAATAAGTATCATACCCAGCCAAAACTTCATACGAAAGAAACGCTACCTTCTAAAGGCTTACGACAATGACATGAAAAATAACAGAGATGAAGGATTAAAAATCACACACGCATGGCCCATTAATTCAGAAGACGTATACGGAGTATTACCGAGCGGAGGTTAAAAATGAAAATCACATTACCGGAATGGATTAACACGAAAAAAGCATATGAAGAAGAATCAAACATTAAAGATATGAAATGGCAGCTTGAAGGAACGAAGGCCTTAAATAAAAGGCTGCTGGAAGATAATTTCGAACTATTAACAGAGAACCGCCGACTAAAAGAAGAAAATAAAGATATCAAATTCTATGCTACGTGTGGCGGTATTTTTATAGGCGCATTGGTTTTAGTGGATCTCATAACCTCTATAAGCCTGGTGGATTTAATAACCCGATGAGTAGCAAAAGTTTTATTCACTGCCCGATAAAAGGATTAATCCCTGATACCGTCTGCCCTAACTGTAAGTATTTTGAAGGTCACAGAACCTGGGCGTGCCTATATAGAGTTAGGCACAAAACAAAACAAGAAGACTCTAGGGCTAAACAACTAGTAGACGATATGAGAAACCGAATAGAAGAAGTCAATAAAAAAAGACGCCACAAGGGCGTCTAACGTAAAAGACAGACCGGAGTCGGCAAGCTCCGTAAATGGTCTATATATATTATACATTATATAGCGAGAAAAAAACAGGGCTTCGGCCCTGTTATCGCTAGATTAAGTCTATTAAATATACGACCACATTAAAACCAAGAGGTCGAATTTATGTATATACAAAAAACGGTAAAAGCAGGACCCGTAATTGAAATTTGTAAATACCACACGTCAAGATATAACACTCCGACGATGCCGAGATCCCCGAACAGTAAAAATACATCGGCTGAACAATGGAGAGTAAACGAGAAAAATTCAATCCAAAATCTCTACTACCTGATTCTTGAAAATTTTAAAGAGGAAGACATTCGAATCGACCTCACCTATAAAGAACCGGAACCTGAAAAAAAGGAAGCCAAAAATAGGTTAGACAATTTTCTCCGTAAGCTCCGAAGACTCTATCACCGGCTGGGCGAACAATTAAAATGGATCGCCACCACGGAATGTAAGGGGCACCGAATTCATCATCACCTACTGGTAAATAACATCGGACTATCGCGAACCGATTACAAAAAGTTATGGCCGTACGGAGAAATTCCTTACAAGGCCTTTCGGTTCTACGACGGAAAGGCGGATGATGCAAGACGAGTCGCCGAATACTTTGTAAAAGAAACAAGAGAAACGTTTTGCGAAGAAGATTCAATCCAAAAATCACGCTACCGGGCAAGCAGGAATCTAAAGAAGCCGGAAGTAAAAAAAGAAATCATAAAAAGTAAGACATGGAAAGAACCGAAAGCTCCGAAAGGATACTACATACAAAAACCGGTACAGTACGGATACACCGCCTTTGGCTTTCCGTATATGTTCTACCGGATGATAAGGACGGGTGACGATGACGATCAGATATCTAATCAGAAAAAACCGAGCGGAATACGCCGCCATCGAAGAAGGAAGAGAAAATACCCTTTGGGTACATGACGATAAACGCTGCTTTAAACCTGACGAGAAAATCCATTTCGTGGAAATGATAAACGGCAAACGAACTCATAAAGGTTGCTGGGCAAACATCGAACGAGTCTATGAAGGACGGCTAATCAAATACAGGGTGGTGAAACACGATGAACTTAACAAAAGTGAAAAGAGTGAGATTAAAAGGAAAGGCTGCTAAAGAATTTTACAATGCCGTTTACGAGCGTGACGGCGGCACGTGCATTTGGTGCGGAGCTCCCATCGAATACGGCGTAAAGCACCATCACGAGCCTTGTGGAATTTATAAATCAGATGAAATAGAAAAAGCCGTTATGCTTTGCCCTAGCTGTCACCACAGACGGCACTTTCAAGATGCAGCTGAAGGGGAAGCGGTATGCCGTGAATATCTTCAAGGGCTTTATGGAGAAAAGGGGGCAAAAAAAGAATGAAGTTCATAGATTTCTTTGCCGGCATTGGTGGATTCCATTCCGGACTGGAAAAAGCGGGCATGGAATGTATCGGCTGGTGTGAATTCGATAAATTCGCACAAAAGAGTTATAGAGCAATGTACGATACAACGAATTTATGGTTCGGCGAGGATGTAACAAAGGTTAAAGGTTCAGAGCTGCCGAAAGCCGACTTGTGGACGTTTGGCTTTCCTTGTCAGGATGTAAGTATTGCCGGCAAGCAGAAAGGGCTAAAAAAAGGAACTAGAAGCGGATTATTTTACGAAATGATGAGGTTGCTAGATGAGTGCAAAGAAAATAAACCCGAATGGATTATGTGCGAAAACGTTAAGAACTTGTTATCAATCGACAACGGAATCGGATTCCTTAATGTTGTCGGTGAAATGGCCGAGAGAGGGTACTCTGTCGAATGGAAGATTTACAACAGCAAAGATTACGGAGTGCCTCAAAACAGAGAGCGTGTCTACATTGTTGGACGTTATGGAGAACCGACCGGACGACCGCTACTACCTATCAGAAGAGAAAGTTCAGCAACTCTTAGACAGGTTATAGGTGGTAGTCAGGGCGAACGGGTGTATGACGGGAATAAAATCTCTTGCACATTATCAAGTCAGGGCTGCGGCTGCGGAGCAAAAACGGGCTTATACACATTCGTAGACCTCAATAAAAAGGGTAGCGTACAAACGACCGATACAGCCAGAGCCTTACTTGCAAGATATCACAAAGGGCAGCCGAACAGGCCGGCAGAGTGTAGCGGTGTATTAGAATCTGACGACCAAATTCGCATACGACGGTTAACGCCGAGAGAATGTTTCCGGTTACAAGGCTTTACGGACAAACAGTTCGACAGAGCCGCAGCTGTTAATTCCGAGACACAACTTTACAAGCAAGCGGGGAATGCCGTTACCGTAAACGTTGTGGAAGAAATTGGGCGACATATAAAAGAGGTTGTTACTCGATTGAACTAGTTCCGAAATAGAACAGGTTGAATTTGCGGCCGAAACGGATTTCGGTCACAAGGTAGCAGACCGACATGAATGCCGGCTTGCTAAGGCGAGCTTGAAAGTAGCTTGAAAGCGTATAAATGGCGTAGTTAAGCCAAAAACTGGAGCATTAAACGAAAAACTTTCAAGCTACTTGAAAGAGCTTGAAAAACTTAAAGTGGTCGAAATAGACCAGTTTAGAGAGGAGTTAATAATCATGTGCACATTGAAGAAGTACCGGAAACAAGACCCTAATACAGTAGAAGCCGTTCAGTTTACGGGTGAAAACGGGGACGAGATAATAAACCTTTTAAACAT